TTTCTTTGGCTATAAATTTCGTAAGGTTCTTCAAATTCATAATGTCTAGGAAAGCCGCTTATAACACTTTCAGTAGGTGTTTTTTTTAACATATCTATATACTCAGTATCCCACCCATTTTTAAATCTCGAATGGCTATCCACTAATAAAAAGAAATCTTCATTATTATATAATTTTTTCATTATAATATTTCTTGCCCACCCAGGCCCTGCGGCATCTTGAGGTAGTACGTGCAAGGTTTTGATATTTTTATTATTAAAATGTAGTTGAAAATTTTTAAACACGCTGTCTGTGTCTTGTATAAAAACACCGGCATAAATTTTATCAGGATGTGTAGCTCTCTTAAACAAATCAACTACTGTAGGAAATATTTCGGTGTCTTTATATGATGCTATACTTACAAAAATTGAATCCATATTACTTTATAATTGCAGCTGAGCACTCTTTACATATTGAATTAAAAGCTTTTTGATTAACTTCTTTTCTTTTTTGAGAAGACCACACCTCTTCTATGCTATAATCATTTAAATTACCATATTTATGCTCCATATAAAAATCGTTGCAACACAAAAAAACATCTCCTTGTGGGGATATATGAAGCCAATCAGTGTCTCTTTTAGTGGAACACCCCACGACATTACCTTTAGGGATATTGTTTTTCATCACATCTTTTAACAAACCTGCTCGGTCAATTAAATTCCATTGCTCAGTTATAGGGATATCGGGGAATATAGCTTTAGCTATTTCTACTTGTCGTTGCATTTCATCTACTTCTAAATCAGGAAACTTTTTAAGTTTAGTAATATTGGAGTGATGGTTTATACCATTTATATGAAGCATCATTATTTTAGGATTGTATAAGTTATTTTTAGCATAATGAATATTCTCTATAAGTCGGTCAAATAAAACTTCTTTCATACCTGTTCTTTTTTCAAATAACCTCTTCTCATACACGGGAGCATTAATAGCAATCATACTTACCGCAGGTTGATGCTTGTTTATTAAATCAATTTTTTGAGATGTTAAAGGCACGCCGTTGGTAAGAAGACAGAGAGATAAATTATATTTATTTAACACTTCTAACATTACTTCAAAATGCCTATATAACAAAACTTCATTGTAATGAGAGCCGTAAATAAAATGAAGGTTTGGGTTTATTAGCGTTCCTTTTAAATCAATAATGTTTTTAATTATTTTTTCGAACAACTCAATAGACATTTGATTAACTTGGTCTTTAGGGTTACCTATAATACTTATAGGACAAAACCAGCAACCGGCGTTGCACAATCCATTAGGGTCTAGTTGAATGTAATTTATCATTTTTAATGGTCATATTGGTAGTGCACATAAAAGTTTCTAAAAAACGTTCCACCAAAAGGTTCTTTTCTCCCATGCTGACACACGGCTGATTCGTATAAAATCATATCTCCTGGTTCGGCATATATTTTATACCACTCCCCATCATGCCCTTGAATATCCAAAGCCCAATCATCCGCCTCTGGTTTATTAGAACATCCACATGCTAAATCTTTATCTACTATAACAATAGAGCTTATATGGTGAGTTTCTACCCGGTCATAATGAGGCTTCAAAACTGCTCCACGATTGTATGAACGAATACCATAAACAGCAGAAGGGTTTAGGTTGTTATTACTAAAATTTTTATGCACCTCAATTAATTGAGTGTGTATTAAGTCACGAATAGAGGGTATTAAGTCAAAAGATAATAATTCAGTTTGACCTTCAATAAATTCTTTCTTTCCTTCAAAACTTTCTTCGGTTTTATGTGTTAGTAGAAGTTTATATGAATCCTTTATAATATTCCATGTTTCTTCTGGGCATTTCATTAAATCAAAGCCTTTCGGAGTGACTTTAGGAACGTCATCTTTATTTTTATATATTTTAATATTAGACTCAGAAGCGTTCATCAGTGGCGGCTCAACCTTTACTATCCTAGATTTAGATTCTTCATATTGCGTTTCATCTCCAGCTCCGTCCCATCTTTTTTCTCTCCACCAAGAAGTCACTATATATTTTTTTCCTTTAATAATAGGCATTCCTTCGTGTAAATATTGCTCTTGAACCTTCCCGTTTTCCATATTATGCCACCACAAAGCTTTACCTTGACCTGGCTCAATAACCCTGTTTAATTTAGGAAAATTCGTTCCCCCTCCTTCAAACCCTTCATTTAGATAAATCATAAAAGTATGAGTTCTATTTCCCGATGCCTTGCAGTGCATGTCATATCCTGCTCCTGTAAAAAAATCATTATGAGGTTTAAAATACTGGCCTTCTTCATATAGCTGCCCTTGCAAAGCCTCGCCTTTAGCTTCATCTAAATTTAACATTTGAGATATCCTTGTTTTAATTTTATGAATCAAAGGGTTGTTGGAATCAAAACTAGAAGTGCTAGAAGTTCTGTAGTCTGTTATATCTGAGCGGTCAGTTCCCCCTACCACGACCGATGAGCGAGCGTGGTTATTGTCTATTAAGCGTATAAGCTCCGCACACTCTTCAGGAGTTAAAAAATTGTTTATTTGGTGCATTAGATTAAATTTTATCTAAGATAAAAAATAATATTGACATTAAGGGCAACCAGAGCAAGAAGTAAAGGAAGTGCCGTTCCAATATCGTGAATAATTTCCATCTGTAACATATACAGCGCTTGCTAGAGTGGCACAAGTATCGTCAGTACCATAGTATAATGTAGCTGAACAGAAATTTGATGAATCAAAATACCTGTCTTCAAATCTTGTTGTTGAACAAGCGTCATCACCGCTTACTGTGCTTTGAGCAACTGAGATGATTACACAAGTAGGACTAGGTGTAGGCGTTGGAGTTGGAGTTGGAGTTGGAGTGCCAGCTGCCTGACATGTTGCACAATCAGTGTAGTCATCATAAAGGGTGTAATCAGGACCTGATGTACCTCCTTCATCTAAAAACTCATAACAGTCTCCCGAAATATTTAACACATTAGGGAATGTGACTCCATAAGGCCCTCTTACTTCTGCTACTACATCTCCGCTACACTCTAAATATCTTGCGTAAACATACGTAGGTGTAGGCGTTGGGCTAGGGGTAGGCGTTGGAGTTGGCGTTGAAGTACAGTTGGAATCTGAACATCCACTATAATAAACAGTATCTACAGTTACAGTACACTCAATAGTGCCAGGAGTTAAGTTTATTATTTCCCAACAATCATCTGGGTCAAGTGTTCCAAACGAACAAGTTCCTGACAAGCTTAATGCGTGACCGACCTGTAATCCTGACTGACCAGTTAATCTTAAATATCTTAATGCTGAGCTCGGGTCGTTACATAATCTTGCCGATACCTCTTGGTCAGGAGCAGGAGTAGGTGATGGCGACGGTGATGGCGAAGGTGTTGTTGGACACCCAAACTGCCCACTTACTATTTGTATATTACTACAAGTTGCCCCGCCCGGTATAGACGTTCCTCCAGTACCCGGGTAACGATAGTAAGCTCCGGTTGCTCCATCAATATACCTTTGGTCAAATGTTGGTGCGGATGCAAATTGTTGCCAACAATCAGTTGCTATAGAACCATCACACGTTTGTAATCTATACCACAAAATCCCCGGAGTAGGTGATGGCGTCGGTGATGGCGAAGGTGTCGGCGACGGTGTTGTAGCTAAACACGTAGGACAATCTGCATAAGTATCTATTATATCCACCGTGCTAGTTAACGACGTTGTGGATGGGCTTTCATAACAAACACCACCGTGCTTTACAACAGGGTCAAATGAACCTGGTGAAGGCAGTCTAAATACTTGAGTGCTTGCGCCTCCACACTCAGTATACTCTCTATAATCATAAGAAATAGGAGTAGGCGTAGGCGACGGTGTCGGAGTTGGAGTTGGAGTTGGAGTTGGAGTAGGAGTTGGAGTTGGAGTTGGAGTAGGAGTCGGTGTCGGTGTCGG